CTGAGGTTCTATTTAAAGAAACCGTAGTTACCGCTCCAGGGCGGATAACGCAACAGTGTGTTGAAGTTCTCTTTATTGAGTCAACAGGCACAACCCACCAACTAACTGCTGATATTGCTGCTGACGGAAGTATATCTTCTGATTTAATTGGAAAACAAGCACTAGATACAAATATTGTAGCGGCAGGTAATTTAACTGCTGATCTTACAGGGTTGGAGTTTTTTACTGCTAGTATCTTAGCGAGCGGGACTTTAACTGCTGATTTAGATGCACTCAAACTTGTTGCTGATTTTGTTGGCTCAGGAGACGTAACTGCTACTCTTACGAGTATCAGACAGTTTTCAGTAGACATTACTGCTGAGGGGGATTTAGGGGCTGAATTAGATGTAGTAGTACTTCTAACATCGGATATTACAGCTACAGGAGACATAACTACTGCCGAAGTTCGGGAGAATATAGAGTACCTCGATACTGATATTACTGCTACAGGCGATATTGCTGCGGCGGTTAATGTCCCTTGGCACACAGGTAATACAATATTCTTATTGACACATCAAGTTGATGTGACACTTGTAATAAGTAGGTCAATTGAACATACGTTATTTTTAACACAAACAGTAGATTTACTATGGGGTCAAAGGAATCTAGGCGGGTCTGATACCTTAATCTTCACCCAGGTAGTTGCGGTAGATAGGGTTCTACCTACTAAAACTGCAAGCAATACGTTAACTTTAACACAAGCTGTCGTTGAAGCAAGGCCCGCTGAAAGTTTCTTAATATTTGTAGATACCGCATCCGGGGTAATCTTCTTCCTGGAAGGGGTAGCAAGCAACACGTTAGCTTTAACAGATTCAGCAACACACCCAGGAACAATATTTAACCGATCTGTAACAAACACATTAGTTTTAACACAAACTGCCGCAGCTGACTATGTTGCGTCAACTGCACCTTCGGACACTATAGTTTTCTCCCAGAATCTATTTGGAGTAGTATTAGAAAGTAAAACTTACGTCCTTCTTCAAGCCCCTTTTGGGTTGATACAGACAAGTATAGTTCTACCTAATCCGCTCCTCGATGATAATGAAGGGTTAGTTTCAAACTTAACACTACGTCGAAGTATGGATAATACTGTTAGGACATATGTTAAGACTAATAAAAACAGAAGACTAAGATATACTTTTACTTTAAGTAGGTTGAAAGCACTTGAGCTTGAAAATTTCTTCGATGAGTATAACGGTGCGGAGTTCAAAATGTTAAATTGGAAGGGCGAAATTTGGCGAGTCCAACTTATAACTAACCCAGTTGACTATGTTCAAACTACAAGGTATGGTAGCACTGGAGCTAGAACAGATGTTAATTTAGAATTTGAAGGAGTGTTAATAAATGGGTAGTGTTAAGAGTCTTACGGCAAAGTTGAAACCTTCTAGGCTACTAATGAGTATGTGTAAGCACTCAGACGTATCAGAGGGCACTAATTACAAAATAGTTGCAACAAGAGTAGTCTTAGGTAAAAGGGTTGATTTTTACCATAATGGGCTACGTAAGGTTCACGGAGTAGATTTAGGGGAGCAAGATAGTCACGATTCCGAGTTACTTAGATTTACTCACGCTAGTATACTTACAGGTGTACCTTCAGGGGATAAAGGTTTGCTATATGTGGATGCGTCAGTTAACCCGGTAGAAGTGTGGTTATGGGGTGTGAAAGCAGAAGAACATTTAGCGATAGCAAAACAAGCAATAACTTCTGGGGCAGTAGATCCAGGGTTTTTAATTGAAGAACCGTTAGAGAAAACAAAGGAGTTTTACCGTGGCTGAAATGTCTGATCATTTGGAAGATGAAGTTATAAAGCATATCTTCCGTACTGGATCGTTCACAAAACCGTCAGTGTTAGCTATGTGTCTTTTGACTACTAATGCTGTTGATGGTGATACTGGCCAGTTTTCAACTGGTACAGGTGTCGAAGTGACTAATGCAGGTGCCTATACCCGCCAAGCACGTAACCCTCTTGATGCTAACTGGACTGCGACATCAGGCGGTGACGGTCAAACCGACAACGCAGCAGCTATTACGTATACACAAGCTACGGCTTCGTGGAGTACGGTAGTTGCGATGGCTATTACTGACAGTACGACTTTCGATGCTGGGAATATGTTGTTTTATTCGACTGTTGGTACATCCCGAACTATTGATAGTGGCGATACCGCAGAGTTTTCAATTGGTGCCATTACTGTTACATTTGATTGAGTAATTATGCAAGTACTCGTAAGTGAACGAAAAATTTGGTGGATAGCCAGTTACCCTAAGTCGGGTAATACATGGGTGCGTATGTTTGTCAACGCATATATGTCAGGGTTTCCGTTAGATATAAATTCTGGTTTCCAGTATGCTAACGGCGATAACCATCTACCATACTTTCAGATCTGTTGTGTTAGAAGGGCAGACAATTTAGAAGTAGACGAGCAAGTATTTATTAGGCCAGCGGCAATGGTTGCCGCATTAAATATGTCTGCCGCTAAGCATGTTTGCTTAAAGACACACCACTCTAAGGTTCAGGTTAACGATATCCCTCTGATATACCCAGCACTGTCTGGCGGGGCTGTATATATCGTGCGAGATCCTAGGGATGTGGTTATAAGTTATGCGGACCATTTAGGTTATTCTATAGATAAAACTATTGAGTGCTTAAATACTCAGAACTTTATAGCACAACACCCTGTAACTAACCTAGCGCACATCTTAACCACTTGGTCTACACACGTAGATACTTGGACAGTTAAAAATACCGATGTGCCTGTAGAAGTTGTAAGATACGAGGATATGGTTACCGATACCGACGCCACTTTCAGAGTAATATTGAAAGGCTTAGGTGTATCGGATATTGATGAGGACCGCTTTAAGTTTGCCTTAAATCAAACTACTTTCTCTAATCTTCAAAAATTAGAAAAGAAAGAAGGTTTCAGAGAAAAAGGCCACGGTAAGACGTTCTTCCGTAAAGGTAAGTTTGGTCAATGGAAGATGAAGTTGACCAGTGAACAGTGTGCAGTAATCGAAGATGCTAATAGAGAAACAATGGAGCGGTATAATTATTGCTCTAAAGTATTTAGCTGAAGGTAAGAATGGTTAAGTGGCAGATATTCTACGAGTCCGATACTTTCTCGAACGCTGAAGGCGATCCGCAAGACGCTCCAGGAGGGGGCGTGCAAGCTGTCGCCCAACAAGACGATGAAGCAGGTGTAGTAATCCATCACGGAAGCGACTTTTATGTTTTTGATGAGAAGTATGGTGGTTGGTATGGTCTAGATCACTTCGGTCTTGTACAATATATACTGGTCCCTGGTTCTAAAATTATCAAATTGGCAGAAAGTATGACAACGGAAAAGTATCTCAGTTTGTTGAAAAGGATTAGAGAGAACCCGAACTTGCCTAGCAAGTCGGCTCACTATCCTTGGGAGGTACACGTCTAATGGGTATGCCAGTTGCCCCAACTTTTGACCAGGATGGTTATAGAGGCCGGACAAACGTAACTGACCCAACGGGGGTAGATACGGCGTTCGACGCTGGGGACACGGCTAAAGATACTAACTTTACTTGGGACGTAGATACGCTTTTGCGGATGCGTTTCGTTGTAAAGCAGACTAACTCTAGTGCTACAACACACGGCGATTTGATTACTGAATTTATTCTTCAATATAATAACGGCGGTGTGGGTTGGAATGATGTAGGTACTGTAGGTGGCGGTACTGAAGATGTAGATTTTGTTTCTGCAAGTGGGTTTGCTGATGGTGACAATACTGGTCAAGTTATTGGGTCGGGTAGTAACGTTACCGGCGACTCGATGGAAACTAATACTGCATCAGACAGTATTACTTTTACTGATGGAGCGACATCTGAGACAGAGATAGAAGTTGCTATAATCATTAACGGGAGTGCCGTTAATGATGATGATACTATTGAATTGCGTTTGTTGTATTCGGCGGCTGATGAGGCACCACCGGCTACAGCAATGTCGGGTACGGCAAGGCCGACTATTACTGCTAATATCCCACCTGTAATTGAACAAGTAGCGGCAGACATTACAGCGTCAGGCGATATTACGGGCGACATAACTCGTACTCGTAGTCTAACGGCAGATATATCAGGTAGTGGGCTCCTTACGGGTGACGTACGGCGTTGTATTTTCTTCGATGCTGACATGTCGGCAACCGGAGATTTGGCGGCAAACTTAAATAAGACACGTAGTCTAACGGCTGACATTATAAGTAGCGGCGACCTTACCGCTGCACTAGATCCTTTCACTCGATTACTCACTGCGGGTATAACTGGTGACGGCGATATAACAGCAGCATTAGACCCTTTTACAAGGCTATTTACATCGGCCCTGATAGGTAGTGCTACTGTTACATCTTCGTTGGAAGAACGGACTTTTGTTAATTCTAACATAACTGCTACGGGCGGCGTAGGGGCCGATTTAACATATACTGCGTTAGTAGTTGCCGCCGTAGTTAGTAGTGGCGATCTGACGGCAGACCTAACACGTACACGAGACTTAACTGCTGCTATAACGGGTGCCGGTGACCTGACAGCCGATGTTAATAGGTCATTAAAAATAGCAGCCGACATATTAGCGGATGCTACTTTAACGGGCGATCTGAAACGCACGGTAGCAATAACTGCCGATATAGCTGCTACGGGTGACGTAGGGGTAGACATAAATTATACGGCCACTATCACTGCCGGTATCTCTGCAACAGCTTTAGTAACTGCAAACTTATCAGAAATAACGGCCACAGGCGGACCATTCCCACATTATACACGTCAAGCAAATAGTCTTGCTGGCGGGTTTCAAGGATTAGGGTTATGAGCTTAATATCGTACACACACGATCAGAACTCAATTATATTACGAGTTAAAATTATTGACTCGTCGGTGTCTACAGGTGCGGGTAAGACTGGGCTCACGTCAGCATCCAGCGGATTAATTATTAGCACTATTGCAGATAATGAGGCTTCAGCTACGGCTTACACAGTTACCGGCAGCACAATTGAGACTATTACTACGTTAGGTACATACGCTGCACCTACTGCTACTAAGTGCCGATTCAAAGAGGTTGATGCTACAAACCATAAAGGTGTGTATGAAATTCAAATTGCTGATGCTAGGTTTGCGGTAGCTAGTGCTAAATATATTATTGTTTCTATAAGTGGTGCAACTGATTCTGCTGAGGTTGATGTTATAATCCCTTTAACACAGGTTGATCCATACTTTGCATCGGCTGCCAATTTCAGGGCGACATACGATGGTACAGGTTATGCAGACGATCAGGCACCAGCTACCCAATCTCAACTCGGTTCTATTTCCAATGTCGGGTCAGCAGTCCATAAGCCAGCAGAAAGCTACACATTAACAACTGGCACCCAGTCTGCTAATACTGTATCAGATACTGAAGCTTTAAATGGAGTTAGACATACGCATACTGATACAGCAGGTGTAATGGAGTTGTATTATGAATTTAGTATAGGTTCAGGTACCCCATCTTCTGTACAAATTACAGGTTATGTCACAGGCATTAACGATGACTTAGATGTATACGGGTATGATTGGGTATCGGCTGGATGGAAACAGATTGGCAATATATCTGGAAGTAATTCTACAACAGATTCTGTAAATTCATTTGACTTGTTTGTTGATATGGTAGGATCTGGGGTAGATGAAGGTAAAGTACGTGTACGATTTTATAAGGCATCAGGGTTAACTACAGCGACTCTTGCTATAGATCAGGTTTTTGTGGCATTCTCAGTCGGTCAGGAAGGTTACGAAAATGCTTCAGTGTGGTATGACGACAGTGTAACTAACACTGGGACAGAAGTTGGGATCGACGGCACGAGCCGTAATGCTGTTTCTACTGAAGCGGCTGTAGAGACGTTATTAGGTACAACAAACCTACATCGCGTATCAATTGCTCCAGGGTCAGCATACACATTAGCAAGCAATCACGATAATCGCTTAGTGTTTGGCCACGGTGCTACTATAGCGTTGGGCGGTCAGTCATGTGATGATACCCACTTTTTTGACGGAATGATTTCAGGTATTGCTACGGCAGCTACAGGTGAAATGGAATTTCATAACAGTGAAATAGGGACAGCCTCCAATCAAGGGGCTCACTATTATGGTTGTACTTTTGACGGTACAGTAACTTGGACTTTAGCAGGAGATTACCATGTTATTAACTGCCAATCCGGTGTAGCTGGATCTGGGAGTCCAACATTTACAAAAACACCAGGGCAAGCTGTCACAGTAGAGTTTCGGAGGTGGTCTGGAGGTTTGACTTTTGCAAATATTCAAGCCGGGGATACTTATACTATTAGCGGCGAATTAGGGACAGTTGATCTTGGCTCGCCTTCCGGTGCAGTAGTAGAGATTCGCGGCACCTACAAGGCAATAATAAATATCGGGTCCGCTAATATAAATACTAGCGGTGCTATACGAGGCGGTGCTGGAGAGTATGTTAATGGGGTAGTTTGCGATACAAATAACGGTGAAGCTGGTACAGTTGATTATTATAATGGTCTTGAGACTCGGCCTTCTCTAACATGGGCTGACGCTCAAACGATAGCAACATCGCTTGGTACTCAAGACTTCCATATAATTAACGGTTCAGCTATAGTTTTGGATGCAAGCATGGATAACCATACTCTATTCGGTGACCATTGGACTCTTGATTTAAGTAATGAGGCCGGGAGCGGTATTGTTATTCGGGGTGCTACTGTTAGCGGGGTAGGAACTTCATCTAGCGATGAGATGTTATTTGAAGACTGTAAGTTTGGTACAGCATCTATACAGCGAGGGAATCTTAAAAGGTGTGGTTTGACTGCTACTTTGACAATGACATTAGCAGCTAGTTACCATTTCCATAGCTGCCACTCTACGGGGGTAACTGCCCCAATATTAGCTAAAACAGCAGGGCAAGTAGTAGTGGCTGAAATTCAAGAGTATTCGGGTGACTTATCCGTAACCGGGATACAGGCGAGTGACACATATCTATTGCACGGTTCGTTTGGAGTATTAACGCTAGCTGGAACTGGCGGGACAGTTACAGTAATTGGGAGTTACGACTCGATTTCTTCTGGAGGATTCAGTGGTACCCTTAATACTACTGGAGCCATACAATCCTCGGACATAGCGGCAGTCTTAGTAGATACAGGTACTACAATTCCAGCACTTATAGGTACACCAGCAGCAGACTTAGCAGCAGATATAGCTGCACTGCAAGATATTAGTACGGCAGATGTCCTAGCTCAAGTTAATACAGCACTAGATACAGCTATAGCAGAACTAGGCGTAGGTGTACCTTCAGCTACCCCGTCGTTACGAGATGCAGCAATGTTAGTGTATATGGCACTCCGAAACAAAGTAGATGTAGCTACTAATGGTACGGATACAATGGAGATACATAACGATGCAGGTACTAAAATCGCCGAAAAACTATTGACAGATTCCGCAGGCGACTACTCTGAGGCAAAGATGTCTTAATATGGCTATAGATACACGAGAAAAACGAGCATCTGTATTAGGTGTAGCTAGACCCTGGATGCGGAGTATTACCCCTGATGCCAGTAGAGGAGAAACTTGGCGTAAAACGGTAGGTAATATTTATTCGGGGAACGTACTGACACCAGTACTTAACGGTTGGCTTTACAGAACATATGCGGTTAATAAGGCCATTGTCCTACAAAATGAAGTAGAGGGGTCAGATTAATGGATTTTGAAAAAGGGAAAGCTGTAACTGGCTTTACATTTCAGATGATTAGTGCGGCTGGGGTCGATGTGACTGCAGGTACAGTTAATGGTTTTATTACTAAGGATGGTGGTCTTCAAGAACCGTTAAGTATGGTTTCGGTGCATGAAGGCAACGGGCAGTGGTCGATTAACCTATCTGCTGCTGAAATGAATGCTGACTTAGTAGGGTTAGTATTTACGCACGCTAGTGCTGTAACGCAACAATTCACTATTAAGACAATAGTCCAATTAACGAATGAGACCTTAACTTGGGTGCCTGCAACTGCTGTAGGTGTACTTACAGAAGATGATTTAACTTTTTACTACTACGGGTCTGTGGCAAGAGGTAATATATATTTTGGGTCAAAACTAAATTCAGGGGTATGGGACAGATCTACAAATAACGATAAAGAGGCAGCTCTTATTATGGCTGCCCGAGCTATAGACAAACTCAATATTGCAGGGGATAAGAACGATAGCGGCCAATCACTCCAATTCCCGAGGAATGACGATGTAGATGTACCTGTTGAAGTTGAGTATGCTGCTTATGAAGTAGCTATTGCGTTTCTTGATGGTTATGACAAGGATCAAGAAATTGAAACACTCGGTGTCTTGTCTGAAACTTACTCTGGTGTGCGTACTACCTACGACGAACACTACGTGAATGAACACAAGAGAGCGGGTATCCCCAGTGCGGAAGCTTGGGATTACTTGAAACCGTTCTTACGTGATCCTACACTTTTGAAGGTAAGTAGGGTTTCCTAAAGGAGAAGAGATGTTAGTTTTTAGTAAAGTGTGGATGTCTGTGTACGGGGACGACGACGGCGATGGTGGGGGGAGTAGTGATACTACCACTACTATAGTGAAGCCTACCTTGAAAGCCCTTATTGAAGAACATGGTCTGCAAGATGAAATGAATGCAGCTATGTCCTCTAATAGGAAGAACCTAACACAGAAAAATAGTGAATTGGTTAGTCAGCTTGAAAAGTTGAAGAATCAAGCAAGTACAACAACTCAGGATAAGGAAGAGTTGCAAGCTCAAATTGAGGAATTGCAGACTCAGTATCTTAGTAAAGAGGAGTTGGCAAAGCGTGGTGAAGATAAGCTTAGAAAAGATCACGCGAAGCAACTAGAAGGTATTACAAGCGAAGCAGGTAAGTGGCAAGGTTTGTATGTAGCTTCAACAACGCAACGGGCTTTGTTGGATGCTGCCGTACATGGTGAAGCCGTGCAACCGCAGCAGATTGTTTCAATGCTTGGGCAGAGTACTCAAATTGTTGAGGAAGTTGATAGTACTGGCAGAGGTACAGGTAACTACAAACCTATTGTTAAATTTAACGATACGGATGATAGTGGCCAAAGTATTACCCTTGAGCTATCCCCTAGTGACACTATTAAAAGAATGAAAGAATTACCGGAAATGTACGGCAATCTTTTCAAAGGGGATGTTAAAGGCGGGTTAGGTGGAAATACTGGTGCCGGAGGCGGTCTTAGTAGCCAACCTAAGCTCACTGAGTTAATGAAAGATCCTGCTAAGTACGCACAGTGGCGTAAAGATAATCCTGAACTTGACATTTCTAAATTGAGGTAAGAAAATGATTTTTAACGAAGTGAAACCTTTTACAACTGTATACGCTAATAGCGTCGATGCCTTTATCCCGGAATTGTGGGCTAATGAGTCGGTGCAGATTCTTCTTGAGAACATGGTTATTTCTAACCTCGTTCATAAAGATTTTTCTAGCCAAGTTGCGGCTTTTGGCGATATTGTTAACACACGTAAGCCTGCTGAATTCAGTGCTAAGCGTAAGACAAACGACGATAGCGTAACTGTACAAGACGCAAGTGCGACTAACATCCAAGTCCCGCTTGACCAACATCTACACACTACCTTTATCATCAAAGATGGTGAAGAATCTAAATCGTTCAAAGATTTGGTTTCGGAGTACCTCGATCCTGCTGTTTCATCTATTGCTCAAGCATTAGATAAAATTCTGTTGGGTGAAGCTCACGCTTTCTATACGAATGCTGAGGGTATCGTTGGCGGTCTTACAACTAGCAATATTATTGAAAATATTGTTGAAACCCGTAAGCGTATGAATATTAATAAGGCTCACGTTGACAATCGTAACCTGATTCTTACCCCTTCAACTGAAGCTACGGCTTTGCAGGTTAGCACATTCCACGAAGCCGACAAGGTTGGTGACGAGGGTACTGCAATGCGTGAAGCTTCCCTTGGACGTAAGTTCCAGTTCAATACTTTCATGTCTCAAAATACCCCGTCTACGACTGGTATTCCTGAGAACGCAAGCAACCCGCTCGTGGATAATGTGGCCGGCTACCCTGTCGGTACCACGGTTGTCCATGTTGATACTGCTGGTTCGGCTTTGAAAGTGGGTCAATGGGTTAGTGTTGGCGGTATTGTTCACCAGATCACGGCTCTTGGATCGTTGGTGACTGAAGATATCGACATGACTATCTCGCCAGGGCTGCGTACTGCTGTTGCAGACAACGATGTCGTTACTGTCGGCGGTGAAGCTGTAGTTAATCTTGTGGCCGGATATTCTGCTGGTTACGCTAAAGAGATTGTTATCGACGGAATCACTGGTACGATTCCTGTAGGTTCGCTTGTAACATTGGCCACCACTGGTACGCCTAATGTTATTCTTGCTGACCAGTATTCAGTTATTGAGACTACGGAATCCGGCAGTGATACTATTGGTATTACTCTCAACAAGCCTCTTGCTACGGCTGTTGCAAATGATGATGAAATCCACTTGGCCCCTGCTGCTGAGCATAACTTTGCGTTCCACAAAAACGCTCTAGCTCTCGTTAGTCGGCCTTTGGCTTCGGCTCCTGCAGGTTTGGCTCTGTCCTCGACGGCAAGTGCAAACGGTGTTGGTGTACGTGTTACCATGACTTATGATGGTGACCTGCAAGGTACGCGAGTAACTATTGATCTGCTTTGCGGTATCAAAGTCCTCGATGTTGATCTGGGCGCAGTTATGATTGGCTAAGGTGAAAAATGCGTACAAAGCTAAGATTTATCAAGAACGTGATTTATAAGATGAAAAGATCTTATGGGTTGCCTATTGACTACCACCAACCTCAAACACACACGTTGGATGTGGAAAGCGGTGTCAAGACTGATATTCTTGTACGTACGCATATACCTAGAGCTATCGTACTTAAAGCTAGAGAGTTTCGCAGTTTTGTCTACGACTTAGCTTTCATTTCTGCGAACAAAGATTTTACGACAGGTGGCTTTTTCGACCCTGAAGACAGGAAAGTCATTATTGATAGTAGTGACTTTCCTGTCAATTTTGTACCAAAAATTGACGATTATCTCATATTTAATAGTGCTAAATACGAGGTAGCTGAGATACACAGGTTTGAGGATGATTACGCTTTTATGATGCTAGTACGTAAAATATCTGGCACAGATGTTATACGTGTAGTAGATACATATTCATCTTTGACTCTACAGCAGTCTGCTACGGCAGTTATCCAAGACCAACTAGAACAGCTAGTTACGTCTGATTTAACATTAACGCAACAACTTGTTGAGGTGCCGTAATGCCTGTAATCCATAGACCGTCAGCTACAAGTCTGTTAGCTTTAACAGATACGCCAACATTAGATTTTGTCGCAGATCAAGTCCACGCCGAGTGGGTTAGGTGGTGCTACACGTCGATAAATAAATACTTCGACGATAGAAAAGAGAGCTATGATCTATATATTGAGGGCGATGCTAGGACGTTACAGGAGGAAGCAGAGTTTGCTGAATTGAGAATAGATGGGCCTACCATACATATACCTTTCAAAGATTGTTATATCTTAGAGATACAGATTAATGTATTGTGTGCTACACATGTTGATCCACGTCAACATTACCGTACACAAGAAATGGTAGGAGTATTTGCGAGAGCGTTCAGGAATAATATTCCTGTGTACAAATATGGGGACGGTCCACTTGATGATGGGTCTTTGTTAGGTTGCTTTAAGATGATACAAGGCTCCGGGGAAGCTTTGGATATTAATTACTTCGGTGTTATCGCACCGAATACGAAAATAGTGCAGACTTCTATCGAAGGCCACTACAGGTTAGAGCTTTAATTGGAGAAAACAAATGGCTCAAATTGATATTAAGGAAGCGACGGTAACTATCTTTGATGGTACATTAGGTACTGTTACTATGGATAGTACTAACGCCGATGCTGATCTTGTCTTTACCGCTAAAAGCAAACACATTGGTAGTGATAAGATTAGCGTTGAGATGATTGACCCTGCAACAGCTTCAGCCGTACTTGGAGTAGTTGTTGCAACAGGTAGCCGTAAGATTACTATTAATCTTGCGACTAGTACAGCCAGTGCGATCACTTCCACTGCTGCTCTTATTAAGACAGCCGTTGAAGCGTTACCTGCTGCTGCGGCACTGGTTACAGTAACTCTTGAAACTGCCGGTACAGGTGTTGTTGAAGCTATTGTTGAAGCGTCGCTTGACGGCCAGAAAAGTTACGCTGTTAAAATTGGTGAAGGTAATTTGACGTACAACGAGCAGAAACCTCGTGAATTTACACGGGATCGTGGGGCGTTGGATACTGTCCGTAATGCTGACGATGAACCTGTAGATGTATCTATGGATGCAACTTGGGAGTGGATTGGCAGTGTCAGCGGTAGTACAACTCTTACGCTTGAAGATGTCGTCAAACAACGTAAGGAGGCAGCAGCTTGGGTGACGACTGCCGACGATACCTGTCAACCTTACTGTGTCGATATTGAAATCTGGAATGCACCTAACTGTACAGGTGTTGAAGATGAATTGTTGATGTTGGAAGAGTACTATTATGAGTCTGTAGATCACGATCTACGAGACGGGACAATTAATACTTCAGGGCGATGTAATCGAACTGAAGCAACCTCACGACGAACGCTTAATGCTGACGTTGGTTAACCCACCAACCCAAGGAGTTTTATCACAATGAAGTACAAAGGTCAAGCTGTCAAAGGCAGCAACCAGGAAATTATCCCTATTGTCCGACCTGACGGGGATATTATTTTTATTGCAGAATCAATTAAAGATTGGACAGAATTTGATAAGCTGGTACCGGAACCTGAAGTACCTGTCAGGCTGAAACCTGGAGGTGTTAAAGTTGAGGTACCAAGTGATCCTAGCTACGTTAAGGCTATAGAAGCTTACGGAGAACTTAAATCTCACTATTTAATCTTAGCCTCACTTGAGGCATCTGAAGATGTTGAGTGGGATACGGTTGATATGTCTAAGCCTGAAACATGGAAGAACTATATCAAAGAACTTAAAGAGTCAGACTTTTCTGAGATTGAAATTAGCCGTATTACTATGGGTGTAATGCGTGCTAACTCTCTTGATGAAAATATGATTGATGAGGCAAGGAACTCTTTTTTGCGGAGTCGGCAGGTGGGAGAAAAATCTACCTAAAGAAAGGTAGAACCTTCCTGTATCAGACGTGGAGGA